ATGCACTATCTCAGCGCCCTCGCCCTGTTCGCCGCCGCGGCACTGCTCTGCTTCTGCGTCGTCGCCTCCGTCGCCGGCACCATGACCGCCATTCTCGACGACGATCGGCGCGCCCAGGCCGCGGGGGTCGCAGCGGCCACCGGCGGATTCGCCGGCGCGATCGCCGCGCTGGCAATCATCTCGCGCCTGGTGATGCTGTGAGCGGCTTTTCCTGCACCCCCTCGCTCGTGCCACCTCCCGGGCAGCCCGCGGCTGATCCGATCGCGAACGATGGCTGGTTCCCGGCAATCGATCCCGCAGTGCTGCGCGAGGAGCGCCGGATCCGCGATGCCGTCACCGCCGATCGCCTGCGCGCTGCGGTGCTCGAGGCGATGATCTGGACCAACGATCAGCTCGCCGAATGGCGCACCGCCCAGACTGCGGACAGCTTCGAAGACGTGCCTTCGCCTCCACTCGCCGGCGAAACGCGCAACCTGGTGCTCTATCGCACTGCGGTGGGCGCCTGGACCAAGGCGCTGCTGGTCGAGCGCCAGCGCGATACGGATCTCACCGGCGCCGGGCAGCGCAAGGTCGAGGAGCTGGACGAATCGATCGGCGAGCTGCGCCGCGACGCGCTCCACGCCGTGCGCGGGATCCTCGGCCGCACCCGAACCTGCGTCGAGCTGATCTGATGGCGGATCGCATTACCTCGGCACAGGGCGACATGCTCGACGAACTGCTCTGGCGCGAACGCGGCCTTGGCATCGACGCGGTCGATGCCGTGCTCGCCGCCAATCCCGGCCTCGCGGATCTCGGCCCCATCCTCCCGATCGGCACGCCGGTCATCATCCCCACGATCGCCACCCCCGCTGTCCAGGTGCGCGAGATCGTCCAGCTCTGGAGTTGAGCATGCCGGCCAAGCTGCAAGTCTTCCTCGACGCCCTTCTCACGCTCCTCGCCGGCCTTGCCCCCGGCGCGCTCGGCGCTGCTGTCGGCATGGCATGGAAGAAGGGGCTCACCTGGCGCGATCGCTTCGTGCAGCTCGCGGTCGGCATCGTCGTTAGCTGGTTCGCGACGCGCGCGCTCGGCGCAATCTATCCCCATTGGGATCCCTTCGTCCTGCAGGCTGCCGCCTTCACGGTGGGCATGATCGCATTCGAAGCCACGCCGCGCTTCATCGCGGCCGCGGCCGACGCGATCGCCTCCATTCCTGCGCGCCTCGCAGATCGATTCCTCCCCAGCAGAAAGGATGGCGAATGAGCACGCCTACCAAGCTTGCGCGCCGGCCCAAGTCGCTGATCGCGGCGATCGGCGTTGCGGCCGCGCTGATCGTGTCGCCGCTGGTCACCAAATGGGAGAGCGGCGGAAAGCAGCATCTAACCGCCTATCGCGATATCGTCGGGATCTGGACGATTTGCGACGGTGACACCAGCAACGTGCGCCCTGGCATGGTTGAGACGCCGGAAGGCTGCGAGCGTCGCCTCGAGGCGCAGCTCGTGGCGCACGCCGAGCCGGTGCTTCGCTGCACGCCTGGCCTTCGCGATCGCCCCAACCAACTCGCCGCCGCGGTGAGCCTCGCCTACAACATCGGCACCGCCGCCTATTGCCGCTCCACAGTCGCCCGCCGCTTCAATGCCGGCGATGTTCGCGGCGGCTGCGACGCCTTCCTGATGTGGACCAGGGCCGGCGGCCGCGTCGTGCAGGGCCTGGTCAATCGGCGCCGTGACGAACGCAGTATCTGCCTGCGGGGGCTCGCATGACGGCCGCACTGGCAGCATGGCGCTGGATCTCCGGCGCGCGGGAATGGCTGGTGCTGCTCGCCGTCGCCGCAGTCGCCGCGTGGTTCTATGTCGAAGCGCGTCAGGTGCGCGCCGACCGGGATGCCTGGGCGCGCTGGGGAGACCAGCTCTGTGCGTTCGCCGGCACGAGCATCGCGCCCGCTGTCGTCGAGATCCAGACGGACAAGGGTAAGCGCAAGGTCGAGAAGGCCCGCGGCCAGCTCTGCGCCGAAAGCGTGCAGGATCTCGCGGCCTACAAGGTGCGCAGCCAGGCCGAGACTGCCCGCCTTCTCGCGGAAGCCCAGCGCGAGCGGGAAGCGAAAACCGCGGCCGATCTTGCCGCTGCCCAGGCCGGTGCCGCCGATCGGCGCGCGGCGCAGGCGAAAATGGAGGAAGTAGATGCGCAGGTTGGCGATGACGATCGCGTTGGCGGCGACTGGTTCGCTCGTCTCAATGAGCTTGCAGGGCTGCGCGGCAGCCGTTGAGCGCGGCGCGCCCGAGGTGATCGCCGTCCCGGTGAGGGACGCGCCGCCCGCGGACCTGCTCACCTGCCCCAAACCGGCTGCCGCCTTCCCCACGGATCAGGAGGCGACGATCCCGCCCGAGATCCGCGCGCCGCTGAAGGCACTGGCGCTCGGCTATCGCGAGCTGTTCGATCGCACCGAGCGGCTGATCAATTGGGTCGCTCCGGGCACCTGCCCCAAGGATAGCCAGCGCCCGTGAAGAAGCCCGATGAACTCCGCCGCGTCCTGCTTGCGCACGTTCTCCAGCTCGGCCGCGATCCGGCAAAGCTGAGCCTCTTCATCGACAAGGGGCGCATCGTCGCGCGCGCGGGAAGCCTCGGCTTCGAATATCGCTACACACTCAACGTCGTCGCCCAGGATTATACCGGCGACGTGGACACGCTGATGGTGCCGGTGCTCGCCTGGATCGCCGAGGCGCAGCCGGATCTGCTCGAGCGCGCCGCGGCGACGGGCCAAGAGCCCTTCGTCTTTGAGTCCGAAATCCTCGACGGCGATGCCGCGGACGTGTCGATTAACATCGAACTCACCGAGGGCGTGATTGTGAAGGCGAAGGAAGGCGGCGGCTTCACTGCCGAGCGCATCGACGATCGCCCTCACGCGGATGAATTCCCCGACGTCTGCTGCGTTCCGCTCTGGCAGCTCTTCCTACGCGACCAGCTCATCGCGCAATCCAGCGATCCGGATTTCGAGCCCGCCCCGTGAGTGACCTTGCCGAGATCGAGGCCCTCGCCGGCGCACTGCTGCGCCAGCTCGGCACCGGTGAACGCCGCCGGATCCTTCGTGCCATGGCGCGGGATCTGCAGGCATCGCAGTCCGCTCGCGTAGGGCGTCAGCAGAACCCCGATGGCAGCGCCTATGTGCCGCGAAAGGCTAAGAAGCCGGCTCGGCCCGGAAACTTCGCCGTGAGCTTCCTCTATCCGAAGGGCGCCGCCGAGCCGCGCCTGGTGCTCATGAAAAGCTGGGTGCACGAGGGCAATCTGCTCACCGGCTACGACGTCGAGGCGGGCGGGATTCGCAGCTTCTTCTGGGACAAGGTGGATCGTTGGCTGCCCGTCGAGCCCGAGGAGCAAAACAAGGGCGCAGGCAAGTTCCGGCGCAAGGGCAGGATCCGCAACGCCGCCATGTTCCGCAAGCTGCGCATGCGCAGCAACCTGCAGGCCAGCTCCAGCGACCGGGAAGCGTGGATCGGCTTCAGCGGCCGCGCTTCGGCGATCGCGCGCGTCCACCAAGAGGGGCGCACCGATCGCCCCGCGCTGGGTGCGGAGCCTGTGCGCTACGCGCGCCGGAGACTGCTCGGCGTCACAGATGCTGAGAGCAAACGCCTGCTCGATGTGCTCTTGAGGCACGTCGCCGACGATTAGCGATTGGCCGCGTGGACGAGCTCCAGCACGGGCGCCGTCCGCTTTCAGGCAACTCTAGCGGCCCAGAATACGGCTAAGATCGGGTGGTAACCTGCCAACCAAATCGTGCCTGCGATCGCTTACGGTCGAAATGCAGGAGCGTTCTTGCGCCGCACCAGGAAACGATCCCATACTGTCATGAAGCCAAACATCGCCAACAGCACGGGCGCCAACAGAACCCACTTGCTGACCCCGGTAACTTCATGAAGCCCAATGAGAACGGCAACTGCCAAGACGGTCCATATAATGCTGCGATGCTGGGAAAATAACTTCCAAACCATAGCTTTTCGCACCGCCATAAGCATCGGGGTTGCCTGCAAGATGACAGCCCTCTTCTTCGACCGCAATCGGGGCGTACGCGGAATGGCCGGATCCCGGCGAGCAGGCATGAATTTTCTGCCGTTCGAGTTTCTCCGCGCGCCCTAGTAGAAGCGCGCGCCACAAGGCCGCGCACTAGCAGCCCGGCCCGCGCCGCCGCGACATGGCGCCATGCCGGACACTTCCGCCACCTTCACCGCCGTCGATCTGTCCCGCCTGCCTCCGCCGGCGGTGATCGAGCAGCTCAGCTTCGAGCAGATCCTGGGCGAGATGCTCGCCAGCCTTCAGGTGCTGGTGCCGGACTTCGATGCGATCCTCGAATCCGATCCGGCGATGAAGATCCTTCAGGTCTCTGCCTATCGCGAGGTGCTGCTGCGCGGCCGCATCAACGACGCGGCGCGTGCGGTGATGCCCGCGTTCGCGACCGGCACGGATCTCGACAACCTGGCTGCGCTGATGAACGTGCAGCGCCTGCTGCTCGACGAAGGCGATCCGGCAAACGGCGTTCCGCCCACCTATGAGAGCGACGCGGATCTGCGCAGCCGTTTCGTGATCGCCGCTGAGGGCTACTCGGTGGCTGGTCCAGAGGGCGCCTATATCTTCCATGCACGATCGGCGTCGGGCGACGTGCTCGATGCCAGCGCGATCAGCCCAGCACCCGGCCAAGTGCTCGTGACGGTGCTTTCCCGCGTAGGAGACGGCACCGCGGCGCCCGAGCTGCTCGAGCTGGTCGACGCGCACGTCTCCGACGAAACCCGGCGCCCGCTCACCGATGCCGTGACGGTCCAGTCGGCCACGATCGTGCCATACCAGATCGTCGCGACCATTACGACCTTCTCAGGCCCCGACGGCTCGATCGTGCTCGCCGAGGCGATCAAGCGCGCCAACGAATATAAGGATCGCCAGCACCGCCTGGGCCTCGACGTCACGCGCTCGGGGCTCTTTGCCGCGCTCCACTGCGAGGGCGTACAGAACGTCGTGCTAACCTCCCCTGCGGCGGACATCGTAATCGATCGCGAACACGCGAGCTGGTGCACGCTGGTCGACGTGACGCATGCGGGCGTCGGCGAATAGTGGGCAGCCTCCTCCCTCCCAACGCCAGCGCACTCGAGCGTGCGATCGAGCAGGCCACGGCGCGCATGACAGAGCTGCCGGTTCCACTGCGCCAGCTCGTGAACCCGGACACCTGCCCGATCGACCTCCTCCCCTATCTCGCCTGGGCGCTTTCGCTCGATAGCTGGTCGAGCGACTGGCCCGATCAGGTGAAGCGCACACGCGTCCGCCGAGCGATGGAGATCGCTCGGAGCAAGGGCACCGCTGAATCGGTGCGAGCCGTGGTCGAGAGCTTCGGCGGCGGCGTGGCACTTCGTGAATGGTGGCAGATGACGCCGCCCGGCGAGCCCTACACCTTCGAGCTTATCGTCACCCTCACAGGCGCCGGCGGCACGCCCGCCAGCGCCGCTTTCGCGGATGCCGTGATCAACGAAGTCCGCCGCACCAAGCCGGTGCGGTCGCACTTTACGTTCACCCAGGGCGTGAGCCTGTCCGGCCAGGTCGGCGTCATCGCTGCCGCTCGCCCCACCACCTTCCGCCGCCTGCAGGTGCAGGCGCCTGCCGCCTAACGGAGACCGAAATGGCACTCGAGCTGGTCATCACCAACGCGGGCCGCGCGGCCCTGGTCGCGGCGTCCAACGACGGCACCAACGCGGTTCGCATCGCCTCGGTGGGCGTGTCGCCCACCGCGATCGCCGCTTCGCCCGCCACCGCGGCGCTGCCCGGCGAAGTGAAGCGGATCAACACCATCTCCGGCGCGGCTGCGTCTGAAGACACGATCCACGTCACCGTGCGCGACGAAACGACTGCGGTCTACACGGTGCGCTCGATCGCGCTCTACCTGCAGGACGGGACGCTCTTCGCCGCCTATGGGCAGGCCGATATCGTGGCGGAGAAGGCGGCGCAGGCGCTGCTGCTGCTCGCGATCGACGTCCAATTTGCGGACATCGACGCGACGACGATCACTTTTGGTGATGCCAACTTCATCAATCCGCCGGCGACGACGGAAACCGCCGGCGTCGTCGAGCTGGCGAACGATGCCGAAACCTCGGCCGGCACCGACGCCCAGCGTGCTGTCACGCCGAAGAGCCTAACCTTCGCCTTGAACGCGCGCTTCGCCACCTGGGGCGCCGATGTCTGGCGCGCGAGCAACGATGGCGCTGGATCTGGCCTCGACGCGGATCTGCTCGATGGGAAACAGGGCGGCGAGTTCGCGCTGCTCGCCGGCGCCGCTTTTGGGGGCAACGTGAGCGCCCCGCTGGTCGTTGGCACCAATTCGGAAGGGTTTCGCGTCGCGCACGCCGCGCCCTTCTATTCCTTCTACAACGCCGCGCAGACGGTGCGCTTCGGCTATATCCAGCACACCGGCACCGGCAATGACTTCGCTTTCGTCAATGAGCGGCCTGGGCGCATCCAGCTCACCAGCGGCGGCACGTCGGTTTACGTCGGGTCCACCGGCCTGCTCGTGGGCGCCAATGCCGTCTGGCACTCGGGCAATTTCGATCCGGCGGCGAAGGCGAGCCTTTCCGGTGCCACGTTCTCGGGCCCGGTCCATCGAGATCCGACGTTTTATCTCGATCTGCCCGTCAATGTCCCGACCGTATCGTTCGACGCCGGCGATCTGCTTCAGTACGATCGCGCGAACAATCACTTCAACTTCTACGTTGGAAGCGGCCTTGCGGCGCGCATCACTGCCACAGGCGCCGCCTTCAGCGGCACGCTGGGAGTGAGCGGAGCGATCACGGGGACAGGCGCGACATTCCCGAACGGCGTCACCGCCTCGGCCGGCTTCTTCATCAACGGCTCCACCGGCTTCAGCAAGCCGACTGCCACTCTCGCAGACATTGCCTTTGATGCGGGGGATGTTCTGCGCTTCAACCAGACTGATAACCGCTATGACTGGTTCATCGGCGGCGGAGGCATTGCGTCACTCACCAGCACTGAGTTCGTGGCTCCGAACATCAGCTCGATTGCCAACATAGGCGTCGGAGGCGGGCTTACTGTAGCCGGAAATTCGACGTTCAGGGGGACCATCAACTGCGCTCCCATTGGAGGCGGCCGCATCAACCTGATCCCAGGCGGGACGGGGAACAGCGGCTATGTCGAGTTCCTCGATCTCAACGGGGCGCGGCAGGGCTACATTGGCTTCGTACCCAACAATGGTGCGCTCCCGTTCATGAGCGAAACCGGCGCGGGGTTCACCTTCAGCGGTGGACCGGTCGCAGTAGCGGGAGCAATCTCGGCCACCGGCGCAATCACCCAAGGCGGACAGCAGGTTTGGCATGCCGGCAACTTCAACCCTGCAACGAAAGCCGCAGCCGCCCACACGCACGCGATTGCCGATATCGCTGGGCTTCAAGGAGCATTGGACGCGAGAGCGCCGATCGCCTCTCCCAACTTCTCCGGCACGGTGTTGCGGTCCGGCAATCAGGTCTGGGATGCAGGGAACGACGGCCACGGCTCGGGCCTGGACGCGGATCTGCTCGACGGGCGCCATGCGTCCGACTTCGCGCTGCTCGCTGACTTCGCCAACAACCTCACCGGCAGTGGTTATCAGCGTCTCCCCGGTGGTCTCATCATCCAATGGTGCGCGGGCGGTGGAGCCAACGGCGGCTATGAATCAACGCAGGGCGTCAACTTCCCGATCGCATTTCCCAGCGCCTGCCTGCACGCCCAGGTAACCACCCGCTTGAGCAGCGCGACGACTGCAGGCGACGCCTTTTGGCAGCTGATCGGAAGCCCGACCACCACCGGCGTCACCGTCCAGCGCCAGATCACCGGTTCACCGAGCGACAACGCCTTTTCCTGGCCGTACGTCCTCGCCATCGGCTATTGAGGAGACCACCCAATGTCGCTGCACTACAGCGCTGCACATAACAGCTTCTTCGATTCCGGAATCCACGCCGAGCTTCCAGACGACGCGGTGCCGATCACCGCAGCCCGGCACGGGGAGCTTATGGCGGGACAGGCCGAAGGGAAGTGCATCGTTGCGGACAGCAAGGGCCGGCCTCGCCTTGCGCGCCGGCCAGCTCTCCCGCTCGAGCAGCAGCGCGCGGCGGCGCTGCGACGAGTGCGCGCCGAGGCACGTCGCCGGATCCTCTCGGTCGCCAGCCTCGAGCGCCAGGCCAACGACAATGCAGCAATCGCGATGCAGGCGCTGCAGATCGCCCAGGCTGGCGCCTCGACGATCGACACGACCGCCGCTCTCGATCGCCGCGCCCGCATCGACGCGATCCGTGCCGCCAGCAACGCGCTCGAGGCGGCGATCGCGACCATGAATGCGGGTGAACTCACGGCGCTCGATCCGGCAGCAGTTGAGAATTGGTTGGATGCGTTTGCAAACGCCCGCTAGCGGGAGTGTCAAAGGACCGGCTGCTCTTCATGCTCCTTTTGTCGGCGAAGCGGCTGCCAGCGAGTTGCTAATTGAGCTTTTTCGGCATGGACCGATTCTAAACGGCGCTGCGATTGGTCATTCGAGCCCGCAACGATCTCCGTGGTGCCTCTGTCGAAAATTGCAGATATCGATGAATCAGCGCTTGGGGCCGCTGTCTTCGGTTTGCGCACCAGCCGATACGGACGAAGCTGCCGCTCTAACGACGGAACTTCCGCGCGCTGAGCAGCATTAAGCTTGGCGGCATCGCGCATTAGTCGCGGGCAATGAAACGCCAACGAAGACGGATTCGCATCGTGTTGACGTTCTTGTCTGATGATTGCCTAGCGCGAACTGAATCATGGAGAGGGCTTATGAGATTTGTGATGCTGTCTAGGGCCGGGACAAACTCATCTGTGAGCGTCAACGCCGACAAGGTGACACAGGTGTATGTGGATAAACCTGATCCTCCCACTTCTCTCATTGTATTCGAAAAAGACCACTCCATCGTGGTGAATGGACGCGTTGAGGATATAGGCAAGCTTCTTGCCGGCGAAGGCGAGTAGCCGCCAGTTGCGACCTATTTCTTGTTCGTGAAGCTAACTGTTGCCAGCCAGCTGATTGCCAACGCGACACCCTGGCTGGAATGCCGGGTTCGCGGCCCAAGGTACAACCTGGCTCCGTTAAACTACCGATCGCAAATCTCCGGAGAAGAGCGTTCACGTCAGATTAGCGAAGCGAATCCAATAGCTTCAGCTATGAAGATAACGCAGTTGGCGCGATGCGCGTTTGGTAAGCACAAGCGGGACAGAAAGCGCGCGGCCTGGCAGAATGGCTTCGTTCAAAGCTACTGCGAAGGCTGCGGAAGACCGATGGTGAAACGGTTCGAAGGTTGGCGTCTCGTTCAATAGAGGCCCGTGTATCCGGTGAGCCAATCGCCCAACAATCGCCGCTAATCTGAAAGCCGCCTGCGTGCGCTTTCCACCCGGGTAAATCGACCGCATGGGATCGGAGATCTGCGGGGCGCAATCGCGAGGCGCAGGAAGACGCTGCCGAAAAGCGTGAGCAAGAGGGCGGCTATCAGTAGCAGCCCGGCCTTGTAGAGGCCCGCTCCACAAGCCCCGATTCGCGCGAAGCTGCCCCGCCGGCGGCATTGTCCGCCACCATGAGCGATCTGCCGGATCCGCGCCGCATCATTGGCAACATCCTTCGCCTGGGGACGATCGAGAGCGTCGACCTGGGCGAAGCGACGTGCCGTGTCCGCGTGGGTGACAACGTCACCGGGGACATTCCTTGGCTTGCTCCTCGCGCTGGAGAGCTGGTCCGGATTTGGTCGCCGCCGAGTGTTGCCGAACAGTGCCTGCTCTTCTGCGCGGAAGGTGACACCGAGGCCGGCATCGCCGTAACAGGCCTGTTCTCGGACGCGCACCCTGCCCCCTCGTCCGATCCGCTCGTGATGATCGCCTTCAAGGATGGCACCCAGCTCTCCTACGATCCTGAAGCGCACGCGCTGAAGGTCGAGATTGCCGCGGGCGGCACCGCCGAGCTGGCGGCACCCGGCGGGCTGACGATCACCGCCGACACGACGATCACGGGCGACGTGGCGATCTCCGGCTCGGTCCAGGTGAGCAAGACCCTCACGGCGTCCGAAGACGTTGTCGGCGGCGGCAAGAGCCTCAAGAATCACAAGCACAGCGGGGTCCAGGCCGGCGGTGCCCAGTCGGGTCCGCCGGCATGATCGGCATGGACGCGCATACCGGAAAGCCGCTCGAGGGGGAGGATCACCTCCGTCAATCCATCGCGGATATCCTGACGACGCCGATCGGCACCCGTGTTGCGCGCCGCGACTATGGCTCGCTCCTGATGGATCTAATCGATCAGCCTGCGAACCCGGCGGGCAGGATCCGGATCTATGCCGCCACCGCGCTCGCGCTGCTGCGTTGGGAGCCTCGCATCTCCCTCACCCGCGTCGCGCTCGAGCAGACCGGTCCCGGCGCCTTCAACGTAATCGTCGAGGGACGCCGCACCGACGTCGCCCGCGCCAACGTCCGCACCCGCATCACCGTGCCGCTCGCCTCGCGCGGCGGCCTCACCGTCTACGCCTGAAGGGAGCTTTCCATGCACGGAATCACGATCACCGAAGTCAACGAAGGCACGCGCAGCCTCGCCACCGTCGCAACGGCGGTGATCGGCCTGGTCGCAACCGCCCCCGCGGCCGACGCCGCCGCCTTCCCCCTCGACCGCCCCGCCCTGGTGACGGACATTGAGGCCGCGATCGGCGTCGCCGGCGGCGCCGGCACGCTTCGCAACGCGCTTCGCGCGATCGCGGACCAGGCCCGCTGCCCTGTGGTTGTGGTGCGCGTCGCACCCGGCGCCGACGCTGCCGCGACCGATGCCGCAGTCATCGGCGATGACGTGAACGGCGTGAAGAGCGGAATGCAGGCACTGCTCGCGGCCGAAGCGCAGGTCGGCGTCAAGCCGCGCATAATCGGGGCGCCAGGGCTCGATACCCAGGCGGTGACCACGGCGATGATCGTGATTGCCCAGAAGCTGCGCGCCATGGCCTATGCGGCGGCGGTCGGCGACACCGTCACCGAAGCGATCGCCTATCGTGCCAATTTCACGGCGCGCGAGCTGATGCTCATCTACCCCGACTTTGTCGCATTCGACACGGCGGCAAAGGCGAACGTCACCAGCTTCGGCACGGCCCGTGCGCTTGGGCTGCGTGCCCGGATCGATACCGAGCAGGGCTTCCACAAGACGATCTCCAACGTGCCCGTGCAGGGCGTCGTCGGCCTCACCAAGGATATCCAGTTCGACGTTCAGGACGAGAACTGCGAGGCGAACCTGCTCAATGCCGCGGAGGTGAGCGCGCTCATCCGCGCGAACGGGGGCTTCCGAATCTGGGGCAGCCGCACCTGCTCGGATGAACCGCTCTTCGCCTTCGAAAGCGCCACGCGCACTGCCCAGGTGCTGATGGACACGATCGCCGCGGGCATGATGTGGGCGATCGACAAACCGCTGCGCCCCAGCCTGGTCAAGGATATCGTCGAGACGATCAACGGGTCGATCCGCGAGATGAAGGCCGCAGGCCAGCTCATCGACGGGCGCGCCTGGTTCGATCCCGAGAAGAACCCGACGACATCGCTCGCCGGGGGCAAGCTGGTGATCGACTATGATTACACGCCGGTACCGCCGCTCGAGCACCTGACCCTCACCCAGCGTATCACCGATTCCTACCTGGCCGACTTCTCGCTCGGCCAAGGCTGATCGGCGACCCCTTCCCTTCCTCGAAACTAGGAGCTGACCGATGGGCCTCCCCCGCAAACTGAAGAGAATGAACCTGTTTAACGAGGGCCAGAGCTATCTGGGCGAGATCGCGGCGGTGACCCTGCCCAAGCTCACCCGCAAGTTCGAGGACTGGCGCGGCGGCGGCATGGACGGCACCGTAAAGATCGACATGGGCGCCGAGCCGATGGAGCTGGAATTCACCACCGGCGGCCCCATGCGCGACGTGCTGCGCCAATATGGCGCGGTCGGAATCTCGGCCGTCTTTCTCCGCTTTTCAGGCGCGTATCAGGATGACGCTACCGGCAGCGTCGACACCGTCGAGGTCACCGTGCGCGGGCGCCACGAAGAGATCGACATGGGCGAGGCCAAGCCGGGCGAAGGCGGCGAGTTCAAGGTCAAGTCCGCCCTCACTTACTACCGCCTCGACTGGAACGGCGTCACGGAGATCGAGATCGACCTGCTCAACGGCGTCTTCATCGTCGGCGGCGTCGACCGATCGGCCGAGCTTCGCGCCGCGGTGAACTGATCCCCTGGGGCCGCGTCATCCGGCGCGGCCTCCCTCCTCCTTCAGAAAGCCAGTAACCATGGAAACCGCCCAGCACTCGACCGTCCCTAACGATAGCCCGGCCCAGCGCAGCTTCACCACCGAAGCTCCGATCATGCTCGGCGACAAGGAACTGATCGCCAAAGGCACCAGGATCCACGTTCGCAAGCCCGGCTCGGGCGAGCTGCGCGGTCTGCAGCTCCAGTCGCTGTTCCAGCTCGACGTTCTGCAGCTCGAGTCGCTGGCGCCCCGCATCACCACGCCGATGATCCACAAGGGCGCGACCATGGATCCAGCGGACCTGATGCAGTTCGGCGCGGAGGTGCTGGATTTTTTGCTGCCGCAGGCCGCGAAGCCGGACTTCCCGCAAGCGTAGACGAAGTGATGGCCGACGTGGCGACCGTCTTCCACTGGTCGCCCTCGGTCATGGATCCGATGAGCCTGCCCGAGCTGATGGGATGGCATGCCCGCGCGATCGAGCGGCTCAAGGCGATGAACGGCGTGAAGGAATAGCCTCTTGGACCGCAATCTCCGCATCCGCATGCTGCTTGAGGCGAGCGAGAAGGTCACCGGGCCGCTGCGCAACATCGCCAGCGGTTCCAACCGCACGGGCCGTGCTCTCAAGGAAACCCGGGATCGCCTGAAGCAGCTCGAGCAGGCGCAGGCCGATATCGGCGCCTTCCGTTCGCTCAAGATGGGCCTGCGCACCACAGAGGCGCAGCTCGGCAGTGCGCAGTCGCGGGTCGCCGCGCTCGCCCGCGAGATGGATGCGGCCGAAACGCCCTCCCGCAAGCTCGCGCGCGACTTCGACAACGCGAAGCGCGCCGCCTCGGCGCTGAAGATCCAGCACGAGCAGCAGTCGACCGAGCTTCAGCAGGTACGCAACCGCATGCGCGAGGCTGGTCTCGGCGCTGATGGCCTGGTCGCCCATCAGCGTGAGCTGCGCGCCGCGATCGCCCGCACCAATACCGAGCTGCAGGAGCATGGCCGTCGCCTGCAGGCCGCCGACACGCGCGCTCGCCGTTTCGCCGCGGGCCGCGAGCGCTTCTCCTCGATCCAGAACGGTGCCACCGGCCTCGCTGCCGGAGGCTTCGCGGCGATCCAAACCGGCGAGTCGATCGGCCGCCCCGTGCTCGGTGCCGTAGCGGCCGCCCAGCAGTACCAGTCGGCGATGACGGACATCGCCCAGAAGGCGAACCTCTCCCGCGCCGAGGGCGAGCGCATGGGTCTGGCGCTGGCCCGCGCGGCGCGCGCCGCGAACCAGATGCCCGCGGATCTGCAGGCGGGCGTGGATGCACTTTCCGGCTTCGGCCTCGATCCGCGCGAGGCGACGCGGATGATGGCACCGATCGGGCGCGCCGCAACGGCGTATAAGGCGCAGATCTCGGATCTGTCGGCCGCAGCCTTCGCGGTGAGCGACAACCTCAAAGTGCCCGTCGATCAGACCGCGCGTGTCATCGACGTGATGGCCGCGGCGGGCAAGGCGGGCGCGTTCGAGATGCGCGACATGGCGCAGTACTTTCCCGCCCTCACCGCTGGCTACCAGGCGCTGGGGCAAAAGGGCGTGCCCGCAGTCGCGGATCTTTCCGCCGCGCTGCAGATCGCGCGCAAAGGTGCCGGCGATTCCGCGAGTGCCGCCACCAACGTCGCCAACCTGCTGCAGAAGATTACGTCGCCGGCGACGGTGCGTGCGTTCGAGAAGAATTACGGCGTCGATCTGCCGGCGGCGCTCAAGCGCGCCTACCAGGAGGGCAAGACGCCCCTCGAGGCGATCGCCGAGCTTACCCAGAGAACCTTGGGCGGCGATATGTCGAAGCTCGGCTACCTGTTCGAAGACGCTCAGGTGCAGCAGGCGCTGCGCCCGCTGATTGCCAACATGGAGGAGTATCGCCGGATCCGCGCTGAAGCCGGAGCATCCAGCGGCACCACCGATGGCGACTTCGCCGAGCGCATGAAGGATTCTGCCGAGAAGGCACGGGAGCTGAAGGTCCGGGCACAGACGCTGGCGATCACGCTCGGCGCGCAGCTCCTCCCTGCGGCCAACAGGGTCGCCGGGATTGCCGTCGCCGTCGCCGACAGGATCTCCGCCTGGTCGCAGCGCCACCCCGTCTTGGCCAAGGGCATCGCGCTCGCGATCGCGGGGCTCAGCGCGCTTTTCCTCGTGGTCGGCGGCGGCGCGATCCTGATCGCCGGCCTCGCCGCCCCCTTCGCAGCGCTCTCCGCCACCGCTGCGGCCTTCGGGGTCGGCATGCTACCCTTGATCGGAATCGTCGGGGGTGTGGTGCTAGCGATCACCGCGATCGGCGCGGCTGCCTATTACATCTACCAGAATTGGGGCGCGATCGCGGGCTGGTTCGGCCGCTTGTGGGAGGGCATCAAGAGCGTGTTCTGGGCAGGCGTCGAGGGGCTCGGCCGCATGCTGCTCAGCTTCACGCCCCAAGGCTTGTTCCTGCAGGGTTTCATGGCCCTGCTCGCCTGGCTCCGCGGCGACATGGCGGGCCAGCTCGTCTCCGCGGGCGGAGACCTGGTGCGCGGACTGATTCGAGGGATCACCGGCATGCTTGGTCAGCTCCACTCGACTATCGTCAATGCCGCGAGCTCGGCGGCCAACTGGTTCAAGGCGAAGCTCGGCATCCGCTCGCCCTCGCGCGTCTTCGCCGGCTTCGGCGGCTTCATGATGCAGGGGCTCGATCGCGGCATCGCCGCCAGCCAGTCCGAGCCCGTGCAGCGAATCCAGACGCTCTCGCGTGAACTGATCACGGCCTTTAGCGTCGGCACGGCAGCGACCGCGGCAATGCCGGCCGCAGCGGCCCCGCCTCGGGCGGCCATTGCTGCCCCGGCCCCGGCACCTGCTCCGGCTGCAGCGGCCAGGATCGAGATCCACATTCACCAGCAGCCCGGCCAGTCGGCGCAGGATCTCGCGCGCGCCGTGCGCGCCGAGCTTGAGCGGATCGACGGCGATCGTCGGGCCGCGCGGCGCAGCACCATGCTCGATTCGCCCGACGGAGAAGACGCATGACGATGATGAGCCTCGGCATGTTCGCCTTCTCGCTTCCTACCCTCGCCTTCCAGGAGCTGCAGCGCCGCCAGTCCTGGCGCCACGCACCCAGCCCGCGGGTCGGCGCTCGCGACGCTCTGCAGTTCGTGGGCCCCGACAATATGGCCGTCTCGCTCAGCGGAAGCGCGCCCGCGGAGCTAATGGACGGCATGGTGTCGCTCGATACGCTGCGCGACATGGCCAGCAGCGGAGAGGCCTGGTCGTTGGTCGATGGGTCGGGCACCGTCTATGGCGCCTTCGTCATCACCCAGATCGACGAGCGGCAGACGCACTTCCTGCCCGATGGCACGCCCCGGATGATCGACTTCGGCATCGATCTCCTCGAGGTCGATCCCGCGGCCAACGCGGCACGGCGCGGCGTATGAGCGTAGCCGTCCCCGATTTCCGCGTGATGCTGGGCGGTGAGGATATTTCGCTTCGGCTCCGCCCCCGGCTCGTCTCGCTTCGGCTCGTCGAAAAGCGCGGGAGCGAGGCCGATCAGCTCGATATCGTGCTCGACGACAGCGACGGCCGCCTTGCCATGCCGCCAGAGGGCGCTGTGCTTGCCCTGCAGCTCGGGTGGAAGGCCGGAAGCGACGTTGCCGTCGGCCTGGTCGACAAGGGCCGCTTCATTGTCGACGAGCTGGAGCATTCCGGCCCGCCCGATACCCTCACCATCCGCGCCCGCTCCGCCGATTTCACCAGCGCCATCGCCACCCGCCGCGAACAGAGCTGGCACGATACCACTCTGGGAGACGTGGTGCGCCAGATCGCCGGGCGCCACGGCCTCACCGCGCGCTGCGCGGCCGCTCTGGCTTCGATCGCGGTCAAGGCGCTGTCCCAGTCGCGGGAGAGCGACATCGCCTTCCTGCGCCGCCTTGGCCGCGAACACGATGCCGTTGCCACGATCAAGGCAGGTGCGCTGATCTTCGCCCCGATCGGCGCCGGCATCACTGCCAGCGGCCAGCCCCTGCCCTCTGCCGTGATCCGCCGCCGCGACGGCGATCGACACACCTTCCGGATCGAGAAGCGAGAGGCGGTCGGCCGTGTCACTGCCTCCTGGCACGATCGCAAATCGGCAAAGAAAAAGACCGTCACTGCCGGTGCCGGCGATGGCCCGGAGCGCAAGCTCGCGCGGGTCTACCCTTCGGAACAGGCTGCGAGGCGGGCGGCGGAAGCTGAAGCGAAGCGCGACGCACGCGCACCGCGCAAGCTGAGCCTCAACCTCGCCTTCGCGCGGCTCGATCTCTACCCCGAACAGCGAATCCGTGCCGAGGGGTTCAAGGCTGAGATCGATCAAACGAGCTGGCTGGTTGGCGAGGCGGAGCACCAGCTCGACAGCAATGGTGGCTTCGCGACGCGAGTTCAGCTCGAACTGAACAGTTAGCCAGTGCACGGTGCAGCGACTGAAAATCGGCCGGCTGCTGACTGGGAGATTTCGGACGCGCTTCGGTAAGAGGCGGACCTACGCTCAGGAAGTGCGCGGAGCGAGAACGACCAAGATCACAGGTTTAACGCGGCGCAACTGAATCAACGCGGCTCGTATTCTGAAAGCTTAGGCTCACGGACTCGTCGGCGCGCAGCGCCTCGGACAAAAGGACGGTCAGATTCTCAGCGTTTCGCGTCTGACATTCCCAGATCGTCACAACCTTCCACCCGAGTCCAGATAGCGCTTCCTCGTTTCCGCGGTCACGCGCCACGTTGGCGTCGAACTTACCCTGCCAGAACTCCACGCGCGTCTTCGGATTGGTGCTGAGCTTGCACCCTTCATGACGGTGCCAGAAACAGCCATGGACGAAAACTGCGGTCTTTAAGCGAGGTAGGACGATGTCGGGGCGCCCCGGAAGATCTCGCCTATGCAGCCTGAAGCGAAAGCCTGCGCTATGGAGCGCCTTGCGCACAAGGATCTCGGGTTTTGTGTTTTTACCCCCAACTCGCCCCATTAGAAGAGAGCGCTCCGGTGGGATGTCTTCTATTCTAAAAGAAGTCATCGCTCGCGGTGCTGCTCGAGATGTCGTCGCACGGATCGAGCGATAATGCGCCCCAGCTCGACCGGCACGGCATTCCCAATGAGCCGACCGGTCGTCCTCATATTCACCTCTTTACCGGGTTCGACGAACCGATAGTCCGGCGGAAACGTTTGCAACAATGCCCCTTCTCGCAAGGACAAGGCACGATCTTGCTCGGGATGACCAAAGCGCCCATTCCCGAAGCCGTAGAACAACGTAGTTATGGTGGGCGATGGATCGTCCCACGTCATCCGTCCGTACACGGCGCCGTATCCCTTGCCCTTCGTCTTCTTGTGACAATCGGCGACGAGAGATGGATCCCAATCGCGCCATGTTCCGCCAGGCTTTGAGGCTCGAAGACGGCGGAGATTGAGATCCGACACCTTGCTGGCGCAGTGCAGCGGATCGTTCGGATCACGCTCGCCCGCGTCGAGTCGACGCAGATCGCCTATGCGACTGCGGACCGTCTCCGGCTTGATCCCGACATCGGCTCTCTCGAGCGCGATGGATCCAAATCGCGACGCCAACACAACCAGGCGCCGGCGACGTTGCGGCAAGCCGTAATCGGGGAGATACACGCGTTCCGCGCTTACCTGGTAGCCCGCGTCCTCCAGCTTCCTAACGAAGCCGTCGAGCAACCTGCCGCCGTGATAATCCATCAGGGCGGGCACGTTCTCCATGGAGACGATGTCGGGCTTGGCTTCTGCGATGATGTCGGCAAATTTAGACACCAAGCCATATTGGGGATCCATCCGGCGTTGCGTGTACGTCGAGAACGGCTGGCAGGGCGCGCAGCCGACGAGCACTCGCCGTCCTTCGGCCGGAAACAGGCTGGAAATCGTCGCGCCGTCCGCTTCGGCGATATCCAGCTCGTGGAACGTGGACCCATTATTGTACTCGAAGGGATATCGGCATGCCGGGTCAAGGTCGACCCCCGCGGCGATCGGAAACCCCTCTAGTTTAAAGCCGTGCGCGAGCCCTCCTGCTCCGCAGAACAGGTCGACGACCGATGCGGCAAAGGGCGATTGACTCTTCATTCAACTTCTGACGACGCTCTGGCGACGCTTATGCACGGCATGGTCTCAGGTGGCAATCTCCCGTACCTGCCGGATGGCCTCTTGAAGATGCGCATTTCTTGCTAACCGTCGGTGCTGCTCCAACTCGCCAATTATTTCTTCGAGCTGGCGGCGACCCAGCACGGCCAATACGACGCAGAGCAACAAGCCGCAGACAGTCCGAACCGGAAGTGGGAAGGTAGGTGCATAGTCTGGCCTCGGTAGAGCATACGCCATCTTGAGACCAGCGTCAGGGCTCATGGAGTTGGCGGGCTGGGCATGGAAGAACTTATGCTCGACGTCGCCCCGCAATGTAGGAGACTCGAATCGATACCCGATGAACTGGGGCACTCCGCCCTTCACCTTCGCCTGCTCGTCATCGGTATGGCTCTCGGCCAACCGATAATAGCCATAGTAGAACCCGCTCTTCTCGCCGTTCGCGAAATCCCACCGGCACCACAGGTATCCGTACCCCTCCTTCGAATTGTTCGATGGCTCAAGCCGTATGAATCTGTTAGCGTCGAATGCTTGACGAACCGGACTGTTCGCCAAATCGCTGACTTCGCGAGGGTGCATCAAGCTATATTGCGAAACGACCTTATCGAGCTTGCCCTTCGGGCTAGCTTGAAGTGCGTCGCGATCCGAAACATCCAAGCTCCGATATCCTTCCAGGCCCCGTCTGGTGAGAATCTCTAATATCGCAACGATTGCCTTTCCCGCCTCTTCCATGACTCTACACGGCGGCTAAGCGACGCGCCGGACCATAGTGCACGTCCTTGAAGAGTTTGATGTACCTGATGTCATACTGATTGAAGAATCCTGCCCGAAATGCCACGGCCTCCTTTTCATCGATGAAGCACGAAGCGTCTTCTGCAAAAACGACATCCGGGAATGTGCTTAAATCAAATTCGGATCTGAGTTCCATCACCTTCGGATGGTTGCTGACCTTCGGCCACCAATACGAGGTGCGACCCGTCCATTCTTTGGACGGCGCAAATTCGCACTCGCGGAGTTCCCCGATGAGAGCGTCAGGCCCTGCGTCGATCGCGTCGTTCCAAGTCTTTATTTGACCGAAAGCCCCGAAGTCGGAGCGAAGCAGAAAGGGCATGCGTTGGAGAAGATGTGGCACGTCGACGAGCAGGTCCTGCGGCGCTAGCACGGCTCTTGAGTACCATTTAGCGATCCGTGCAGCGGCTGCGGATGCCGCGCGCGTGGGATTTGCCTCAATGGCCCGTTCGAACTCCTTGTGCTCGTTCATCGAGAGAAGGAACTGCCGGACGGTAAGCGCCTCCAACTTCTTGAGATTTTCGGCTTGGCTAAACGTCCCCGGCAGTCCATCGATCAAAGGAAAAAGAAAGCCGAATGCTCGGTCAGATAAACGCGAGATCATCTCGACAGGGAATTGGATCACCTCCAGCAGTGAGTGATCGAGGTGATCCTTGATCCTTCCAATCAACGCCCTTCGTTGGACCAAAGCGGACTCAAGGTCTGGCCAGTGCCAGGGTGCGAATACGCTCCCGTCGCGCTTTGCCCCCCATAGCGTGCTGAGTCCTACTTGTCGGTCGTCAATGTTGAGGTCGGCGAAGCTGTGTAGGTGGCCCGTTAGAGATAAATCGAACGCGGCTTCGTTCACAAATTGGTTCATCACGATGACCAAGCCGCAATCAGAATATAAGCGCGCCGTTCTCGCGAAGCCTTCGCCCGTGTGGCGAGCTTGGTCGGCATCGACCTCCAGAAGATCGTAATCGACGACGAGAATATCGGCCTTGTCGAAGGCGCTTTCGACTTCCCTCTCGATATCTCTCCGCTCGCGCGGAATTCTTCTGAGAAGCTTCTTGAACTCATTCCCTGGGTCTTCGATTCGTTCGACGGTCACGCCGTTGCCCGCTTTGCGTCGAATCTCTTCCGCCCAGCCTTTGGCGAGCGCCTCCTTGTCGTCGCAGACATAGATACTCTTGATAGTCACTAGGTGCTCCAGCTTATCTGGAATGTCGTCCTGCCGTCACCTTCGACGAACCTGACGTTGCATTCACGGAGGCTCGCGATCATTCGCACGATTGTTAAACCGAGTCCCATGCCGCCGAGGCCCAAGGCGGCGCGCTCTGAGGTGATGACCTGCTTGCGCTTGAAAGGCTCGAAGAACTGGTCCGCGGCAGCAAGATCGATCGGAACACCGTTGTTGATGATCCGCAGCCAGTTCGACCGACCTGTTCGGCCGAAGGAGAACTCGATCAATGGTCGCGGCGTGTCGAGCATCGCGTTGGCGGCGTTCACTAGCACATTCTGAATTAGCGCGTGCCAATCAGCATAGGTTGCCGGTGGGAAGTATGCATCAGGCGGGATACTATACTTGAAATCGACCGAAGGCATCAGGGCATTCGTTGCTCTCACGACCTGCCGAACTACTCCGGAAACCTGCAACGCCTCGACGACGTCGCGATCCTCGGCACTCAACATTGGTGCAAAGATGTCGCGCGTCGCCTCAAGCCGATCGAGCCACACTTCGAACTCGCTGGCTATGCTTTCTAGCTCGCTGTTGCGGAACTGGCTCGCGGCGCGCCGCAGTCTCTGAACAAGCTGCCGACCGAGTCGAATCTCTTTGCGGTTTTCATGTTCCAGCGCGAGCGCGGCCATCCCGGTCGAAGCCAATGAACCCAGTAGGCTTCGCTCACCGTTGTCCGCACGCTCTTGTCGCGCGATCGTTTGGTCGAGGTCAAAAACCTCCCTAGCAAATTGACTGATCGTTTCGTCGTCGGGATATCTGCGGCTAACCTCAGTGGCCAACGACGCCAAGCGTCCCACCTTGAACGACGCCGGCTCGGCTGGGCGCTCTATTTCTATCTCTCGATCGCTTCTTATGCGCTGACGAGTGGCGTAGAAGTCGAGTGAAGACCGTACCGCTCGCGTAAGCTGAGTCATCGCGTCGTTCGACGCGAGCCGATCACGAGTAATAAGGATCTTGAGATACTCGCCGCTATTCCGCTCCGTCGGCGCAGCGTTATCGAATTCGGAGCCCGTGTTCACGCTTACCACGCCCATGATCCGTCCCTGCGACGGAAGATCGTTTAGGGCGCGAGTGACTTGGAGCCGCGACGGAAGCAGAGCTGATGCGGATCGCCGGTGGGCATGATCGAACTCGATCCGCAACCAATCGGTATTTATGCCGTAATGTGGGAGCTTGAAGCCGGTATCGTATATCGACACGCCCCCGAACCTCTCCAGATATTCACGCGCTTCACGAACCGGAACTCCTCCTGGTTGACGGCCCACGAAGTCATATATGTTGATTTGCCAAGAGGCATTGTGGAGTACCCATTTGGCCCAATCATCCTCATGTGCCTTTAGCGCCTCCACTGGCCAAGTCTGCGCGTATCGTTCGCCATCTGCGAACTGCAGATCGACCTCCACGACCTTCCCGTCTTCTGTGTCGACTAGGTTACCGCGAATGATCGCGTGCGAGCTATCGATGATCGCGCGCATCTGCTGGCCGAACGTCCGGTCAAGACCCAGTCGATCGGATTCGAACTCGATACGAAATGTCAGATCATCTATGTTCCCGGAGGAGAGTTGTCCCCAATTCTCGAAGGGTGACTGGAGACTCCAAATCTCTCTTCCGAGATTGCGAACTTCGTCGGGACCCCAATTTTGCTTCAGTCCTTCCATGATCACCGTCGTTCCCACGGGGCTGTCGTTGGGAAAACGAGCGTCGTCAGCGGCTGTGGTCTTGTAGAGGGCTTGGGCATTGGTGAGCAGACCCGCGTCCACGGCGCTGTCCCAATCGACAAGCGCGTGAAGCCGCACGCTATCGTCTCCCTCTGGGGTCGTAATCAATTGCATTCGGTGAGCGAGAAATTGCGCGGAGAGCCGACCAACTCCCTTTGAGCCTGTCGTAGATCGATTAAATCTCCGACTGCGAACTGTGCGCTGTTTGTTCCGAGTGCCGATTTTCATCCAGTATTCTTTGAACTCGCTAGAGTTCATCCCATGCCCGTTGTCGGACACAGTAATCCTATCTTCCTCGAGCTTTACTAGGCAAAGGGTCGCATCGGCGTCGTATGAATTCTTAATCAGCTCCGCGAGCGCGATGTAGGGCTGGCCCACCAAGCGCTCGCCCAGCTCGCGTATTAGCGCCGAATCTGCGGAGAACTTGATCGGAACGAGAGACGGGTCTTCTGCTTCGACCTCATACTCGCCCACGCTGTCCGCGACTTCTATCATAAGACTCGTCGCCCAATCAGCACTGCCAAGCCCCCAATACTGGCTTCCTCATGTTAAGCTCGATCGGACCGCACCTTTTCGTTGCCAGACCTGAAGTGTTATCTTCTACCGACCCGGGCAGGCACTTTACCATTGCGATGCCGTCCAATCTCCCCTCGCCCGCATATCGTCCGCCAGAAGCGCCGAGGTCAACCCGCCACACACCGGCAGCATTGAAGCCCATAGATCCACATGAGCCTCCAAGCGCCGGGTCAGTTGGCGCTGATGGCGTTGTCGATGGCGGCCCGTGCATTGCTGAGTTTCCGAGGCTTGTCGCGAAGCACTACGCTTGCTCACTAGTTGCGCTAGCGCGCAGGAGAACGTCGGCAAAGCAAGAAGCAATTTGGGATGAAGAAAGCTGCTACCCGTGCAGCAGCAGCCCAGCGCGCGTCTGCTTTTAGGTAGCCGCATGGGACGCCTCGAACGACCGAAATTAGGGCCCAATTCAGCCGAGAGAACCGGTGAGCAGCTCCGCCCCTTTCATTGTAGGATTCGGAGGACGATAAGAACATATCAGGAACTATTCGGACCGAGGCAAAGAGTGAGCGAACCCGTTTTTCGGCTTACCCCTGGGTGCCAGCAGGCGTGCCCGCGCTGCGATGTTATGTGCGCGGTGCTCGCTGCGACGCGCGACCAGCTTTGGCGGGAGCTGGAGGAGCTGCATCGCCTACGCTCGCTTCGTCCGGCTCGGGTGCGGGCATCAGATCTTGAAGCTGCGCGAGCCCAGTTGGCAGCCGCCGAGCGAGAGTTCGAGCGAGCTCGGCCACCGGCATATCGCGATCGAGCGGACGCAGCAGGCCTTCGAACATCCGCGCCAGGGCAGCTTCATTAGGAAGGAGCACTTGCATCGTTATGGGCTGCATTTGTGGTGCGGCTCGTGACGCGATATCCGCTCCATTATCGGGGTCGTCAATTTCGCCGAGGAGGTACTCAGGCGTCGTTTGCAGTTCCCGAGCGAGCCTGCTCAGGTGTGACGTGTTCCGCGTTTCGCCGTTCACAATTTTGCCGACCGCCTGCTGCGAAATGCCGAGTGCACGCGCCAAGCCCGCCTGAGATGTTCCCACCTTTTCCATCCGCGCGCGGACGCGTTCCTTCCTGATCATTGCGCCAACCTAAAACTTTGGTTGTTGACGAACAGGAAAGTTTGGTTGTTGAATATTAACAACTATGGTTGTATGTACCGGTCTAGGATGAGCAGCGTTACACCCCTTTCCGCACTTGAGCTGGCGATCGCGAATGCAGGCGGTCAGTCGGCGATGGCCCGCATCTGCGGCGTGACCCAAGCCGCCGTTTGGAAATGGATGAAGAAGCGACGTCCCCTTCCCGCCGAGCACGTCCTCGTCGCCGAAGCGCAGACGGGCGTCTCTCGCCATGATCTCCGCCCTGACATCTATCCGCGCGACGCTGGCGCTCCGGCAATCCCTCCGCATGGCAGCGTCGTAGTCTCTGACGCGACTGCCGTCGCGTGCGATCGGGGCGCCGCTCCGCACTCCTATGGGGCCGGCGCATGACGCTGCGCCGCGATCCGGTCACTTTCCAGCACGCGCTCACGCGTATTGCCGCGCTCCTCACTGTGGCCGGCATGGCGCGCGTCGTTCGCCGCAGCGAGCGCCTGGTGCACAAATGGATGCACCCGCACGCCGGCGCCTACCCCACGCTTAATCAGGCGCTCGCGCTCGATGCGGCCTTCGCGGCTGCCGGCGGCGATGGCGCACCCATCCTGGAAACCTATGCCCAGCAGCTCGATAACGAGCTTGGCCGTCAGGTCGCCTCCCGCATCGCGCTCGCCAATGATCTGGCGACGGCCGCGAAGGAATGCGGAGAGGCGATCGCGCACGGCCTGGCCGTTTCGCAGCCGGGTTCTGGCCCGCGTGAGGCACACCGCGCGCTGGGCGAAGCTGAAGAAGCCAGATCAGCGATGGCGGTCGTTGTTCGGCGTCTCTCGTCTTTCCTGCCGCTCGGCGCGGGGCCGCGCGGGGAAACCATGGGGGGAACCCAATGACCGCCAGATCCAGGTTTACGATTCGATGCCCGCACTGCCGCGCCCGCGCTACGGTGCGCCATAGCGAGGAGGAGACGCTCCTCTCCCGCGAGATCCGCTTCCGCTGCGAGAACGATGGCTGCGGGCACGCCTTCGTTGCCCAGCTCGTGATCCTTCGCACGCTCGTGCCCAGCGCGCAGCCTAACCCGGAGGTCACTCTGCCGCTCTGCAATCCCAACCTTCAGCATTTCGGGCCGCGGCCCGCGAACGACGATCACCGCACGCCGGCGAACGACGAGAGCGAACCGCGGCCCGCCGCCGCTGAAGTGCCCATGACGGGCTGATCCCCTAGCCCGCGCCGCCCCGGCGCCTCCTGACTGAGCCAACCACCCCGGCCGCACCGCGCTTCCGGGAACGCCCTTCGCTTGCCCTTCGAAATGGAGAGTGACCCATGTTGCATGCACCGATCCTCATCCGCCCGGCGCCCGCGCCGGTCCTCTTCGGCGAGCCGGCGCCGCTGACTCCGTCCGACTATGTCCGCCTGCGCCGCAAGGCCGCGGGCATCACGATCGAACAGGCCGCCGAGCGCATCGGCTTCGCCCTCTTCATGCAGCGTGGTCGCTCGAGCGTGAAGGCGAACACGCTTGCCGAGATCCGCGCGCTGCTGCGCCAGCTTGAAACGCCCGGCGTCGTGGCCCGCGCGTACGCGACGATCGAACGGCTTGCCTGCGGCTTCCCGATCGACGCCGACGTCTATCGGCAGCTGGCCACCGCGTCCGCTGATCAGCACCCGCGGATCTGCCGCGGTTGCGGGTGCAGCCAAAATGATGCCTGTCGGCGCGACGGCGCTGCGCCCTGCGCCCCGGCAGGCCTGAACATCTGCACCCGCTGCACAGACGGCGAGAGCCTCTGATGGTCCGCCTGCCGCCCTGCAGCTGCGACCGCTGCGCCACCGATCGCTCGCCTCGCGTGCGCCACGCCCTCACGATCCTCGGCGCGCTCGCCTTCGTGGCGGTGCCAGGTCGCGCCCTGATTCACCTCGCCTTGGGAGCCTTCTCATGACGACGTCCACCGCCGCCCCGGCGCGCAAGCGCCGCCTTGGGCGCCTCGCCATCTATACGGCGACCTGCCTGGCTGTCGTGCCGGTCCTTATCCTGCTCGTCCTCGCGGCAATCGCCGGGGAGCGCCGCTGATGGCCCAGCTGGGATCTATCTCGGCGGATCAGCTTCGCCTGCTTGTCGAGCGCATCGAGCGGCTCGAGGAAGAGAAGAGGGGCATCGCCGAGGACATTCGGGACGTCTACGGCGAGGCTAAGGCCACCGGCTTCGACGTGAGGACGATGCGGACTATCATCCGCCTGCGCCGCATGGAAAAGCACCACCGCGACGAAGCGGACATGCTGCTCGATACCTACAAGGCGGCGCTCGGCATGGACTTCACCAGCACGCCGCTCGGTGCAGCCATCCAGAACTTCGAGCAGACCACCGAAGGCATCGCCGTTACGATGACCGTGGCCGGCGGTGACGAAGTGGCGCTGAACCAGGAGGCGCGCGACAGCGCGGCCGAAAGCGAAGGCTATGCCGACGCCGTCGCCCTGGTGCGCGAGCACCAGAAGGCATCGACATCCTGGCTCCAGCGCCAGCTACGCATCGGCTACAACCCCGCCGCCCGCCTAATCGAGCGCATGGAGCGCGAGGGGATCGTCTCCAGACCCGACCATGTGGGCCGCCGCGAAGTCCTCGCAGTGGATCCGCGACAGCCGAGCGACGCGCCGGACGCGACATGAGCGAGCCAGTCATCATCGGTCCCGCTACGCTTTACTACGGCGACGCTTACCAGATCCGGCCTCAGCTCGGCTTTTTCGACGCCGACTGCTTTGATCCGCCATACGCCTTCCGCGCGGAGGGCGGCGGCCGCTATCGCGCTGAGCGGCCGGGGATGGATCGCATCGCCGACGAAGCGCTGCATACAGGCTTCGATCTTCGGATCATCAATCCGCTCCTGTGCGGCGCCGTCGTCGCATTCGCGCACAACGATCAACTCGCCGAGCTGCTGACCTTCGTGAACGGCAGCTTCGAACGCCATGCGCTCTGTGTCTGGCAGAAAGCGAACCCTCAGCCGCTGGCGAACAAGCATTATCGCCCAGATGTCGAGTTCTACGTTCACGCCTGGAACCGAGGTTACCATCCACAAGGCGAGCTGACCGAGAAGCACCGGTTGCGCCGGGTCTCGTCACCGCGCGGTGACGCTCGCTTCGATCATCCAACGTGCAAGCCGGACGAGCTGATGGCCAGCATCATTCGCAATCTCGCCGGCGACAGCATCTGCGATCCATTCATGGGCACTGGATCGACTGGCGTCGCCGCCGTCCGCGCTGGTCGACGCTTCACAGGCATCGAGCACAACCCTCGTCACTTCGAAACAGCAGTGGCGCGGATCCGCGCCGCCGTCGCCGCCATGGAGCGGCCCGCCCCCATCCCAACCTCCACCATCCTGCAGCGAGCAGAAGCATGAGCGACATGAGCAATCCGCCGATCGCGGCACCGTCCGGCCGACTCCTCCGCATGAAGGACGTCGTTGCCGAGACAAGCCTTAGCCAAGCCACCATCAACCGCCTGCATCGCACCGGCCAGTTCCCGCCGAAGGTGCAGATCTCGGCGAACTGTGTCGGCTGGTGGGAAAGCCACATCGAAGCCTGGAAGGCCGAACGCCGTATGCACGCTGCGAATCACACCTGA